CCTGATCGGATTGATGTTCTTAAAGGTTATGATGACCTTATGGGAAGGACTGCGCCTACAACGGCAGCGGTACTCCCCTGTTATAAGAACTACATCTCACAAGCTCCAGGATTTACTGTCATTGACGTTAAAGACAACGAGCCTGTTGAGATGACAATTCCGTTCATTTCTTACAAGCAGCAATTTCGCTTGTGGAACACATCAAATGTTGTAATCACAAATGCCAACGATTTGAAAGATTTTGAAGAAGCAGGTGAACTGCGTCTTGTCACTCTCAATCAAGTCGGTATTGCGAACGCTGACTATTCAGCAGACGTATCTGTAAATGTAATGGTTTGGGCTGAAAATGTTCAACTCGGTTGCATTACTGGTACTGACATTGATATTACAGCAGAATCGCGTGAAATCGTCACTGAATCAAAAGATAGAATGGTTTCTAAAAAGAAGTCAACCGGATCGCGCCTTAAAGCGTCGGTCGGGAAGATGTCTAAAAAGGTACTTTCTACCATTGATGAAATGGACGATGAATACAACAATGATGGCCCTGTCTCGTCGATTGCGAGTGCAGTTGGCAAAGCTGGTGAAGCTCTTGGCGACATCCCAATTATTGGGCCTTTTGCCAAAACGACTTCCACCATTGCTAACCGCGTGGGCAAATTAGCATCCTGGTTTGGATTTTCTAAGCCTCTCAATCTTGAGAAGCACGTCTTTGTAAAGAATCAGCCGTTCTCAAACGGCTGTAATACTGCTGGAGACGAGACTGCTTACAAATTGTCAGCAGATCCGAAACAGGAACTCACAGTCGACATGTCCCTTGGAGGGATGTCGGGCTGTGATGAAATGGCGATACAAAATATTGCCTCACGAGAGTCATACTTGACCACTTTTGTGTGGTCACGTACAGCCACTCCAGGAGTGACAACACTCTGGAATGGCTATGTTAGTCCTTGGGCCGCTGGTGAATTGACTTTACCAGGGCCTGGAACTACGGCTTTGACTCAGCCAACTTCTATGACTTTTGCCGCGATGCCATTCAAGTGGTGGCGTGGCAAAATCAAGATCAGATTTGAGATAGTTTGTTCTCGATTTCATCGAGGCAAGCTTATCATTAAGTACGAACCGAACGTTCCGCAATCAGTTTTGATTTCTTCTGCTTCAACTCAATTGAACCAGCAGAACACTGTGATTGTGGATATTCAGGAGACGCAGGATGTGGAAATTACCATGGATTGGTCTTATCCACGTGCCTGGGCGTCAATGCCTGATCCAGGAACATATATGCAAATTGAAGACGGATTTCCCGTCGGATCTCCTGCATTTCCCGCTGATTTCAACGGGTACCTGGAAGTTCGGGTTCTGAATGATCTTGTTCAACCAACGTCCACGGCAACTGTGCCTGTGAACGTGTACGTCAGCTGCGACGATCTGCAGCTTGCGTTTCCCAAATCCAACAACATGCCTGCTGAGAGAGGTTATACGTACACTGCCTCAAAGGAAGTGACGCGTGACACTATCAACAGGATGGAAGAGGATACAGACCACATCCATGAAGAGCACTTTGGTGAGAAAATTCTTTCTTTCCGCTCTTTACTTAAGCGTTATTGTACCTCTACCATGCGTAACCATACGTCTTCGACTACTGGTGCCGTGTTTTGGGAGCTCGAGGAATATCTTTATCCTCGACCGAGTTGTCAGATTGCCAG